ATTAAAACACCAGCATCTCCCTCATATCATAAACCGACTCATCAGACACACATCCACAGCGAATTGCACGGTCAAGAGCCATGATCATGGCAACCGCACCGTCCATTTTCTCTGTGGATTTTTCTTTGTCCGGCTTGATGTTTCCGGCAGGGTCACGCCTGATGAAAATGTTATCCATCATCCACCGAAGAACCGGGTGACCGTTATGGGCAAGTGTCTGTTCCAAGGTCAGCTTCATCAGTTCTTTGGTCGGTGGTGACATATCTTTGTAGCCTTGCCCGAACTGAACCATTGTAAACCCAAGTCCCTCCAGATTCTGCGACATCTGCACTGCACCCCAGCGGTCAAATGCAATTTCTTTGATGTGAAACTTCTGCCCCAGTTCATCGATGAAGTTTTCGATAAAGCCATAGTGAACCACATTTCCTTCCGTAGTTTTCAGATAGCCCTGCCGTTCCCACACATCATAGGGAACGTGGTCACGGCGAACTCTTAAAGGCAACGTTTCTTCCGGCAGCCAGAAGTAAGGCAGAACGTAGTAATGCTCATCTTCTTCAGTTGGAGGAAATACCAAAACAAAAGCTGTAATATCCGTAGTGGAAGATAGGTCGAGTCCACCGTAGCAGATACGACCTGCAAGCATCTCTTCATCAAAAGCGACCTTGCATTTGTCCCATTTTTCCATCGGCATCCAACGCACCGCCTGTTTTACCCATTGATTCAAACGCAGTTGTCGAAAGGCGTTCTCTTCGCCGGGAGTTTCTTTTGCAGAGTTACACGCAGCCACCACCTTATCCATACCGATTGTCTTGTCGAGGGATGGATTTGCTTTTTTCCACACCTTTGGATCCGTCCAGTCTTCCGATTCATCTGCACCGTAAATGACAGGATAGAAAGTCGGATCGTGCTTTCTGCCTTCCAGAATGTCCTTCGCTTTCTGGTGGACTTCATAGCAGATTGAATTTGTATCAGTTCCGGCGGTGGTAATCAAAAAGTACAGTGGCTGCATTCTCGCATCGCCGGAGCCTTTGGTCATAACATCGAACAGCTTTCGGTTCGGCTGCGTATGTAGTTCATCAAACACAACCCCGTGAATGTTGAAACCGTGCTTGGAGTAGGCTTCTGCCGAAAGCACCTGATAGAAGCTGTTGGTCGGGATGTACACGATACGTTTCTGTGAGGTCAGAATTTTTACTCGTTTGGAAAGAGCAGGGCACATTCGCACCATGTCAGCAGCCACATCAAAAACAATGGCAGCCTGTTGTCGGTCAGCAGCACAGCCATACACCTCGGCACGTTCTTCGCCGTCACCGCAAGTTAGGAGCAACGCAACTGCTGCGGCAAGCTCGCTGTTATGAGTTGGAAGAAAAGAATGACCGATACAGTAAAGATGTGATTCACTATCCACCTGAATGCACTGCATTCCGGGATTATCAACCTTTTCAATCGAGTCAATATATCGAAAATGACTTCTTGTATTAGGATTTCGCTTTACTGTATTTTTCATTTTTCTTTTAAGACCCGCAACAGGAATATCGTCAAAGGCAGTGAATTTCACATAGTATATCGTTTCTCCTGTTGCCACTCTTCCACATTCGCTGCTCGGCTTGCTCCAATCTGCTCTCTGTGTGGATACCGCAGTCGTGATTGCATTTTTTATGCCTAAACTCCATAACAGTTCACTTACACTCTCAGCAAGTACTTTTTCTGTTGACGTGTAAATAGCCTGACCTTTTCTGTTGCTTATCGATCCGTCTGAATCCATAAGTCCCTGCAATAAGGAAAGCCTCTGAGGCACAGAGGCTCTTAGGAATTCTATAGGGATTTTCTTGTCATGAAAGGTTTTCACAAGCACCTTTTTTAAATCGGGAACAGGACAAATTTCTGAATCGCCCGTATTTTTCCATCTTCTTTTCAGTTTGTGCCAAGGCCATATTTGGTCAAGAACTTCAGGAATATCACAGGTTTGTATTGTAATTTCAGGCTTGACAGCATTACCGTTTCCAAGCCAATACCCCATTAAATATGGGTCTACCGGCAAATCAGCATTATCAGTGTCTATTGCATCTGAAATAGGAATCCTGAACCGATAACAGCCGGAGGAATCACAGATATGTTCATACATTTCTTCCGTAGAAATTGTCACTCTTTTTCTTTTTCCATAAGTGACATCACCAGTCCAGAGATGTCTTGCCCCTGCAATAACAGTTTCTCCATCCTTGAAGGTTATTTTATATCCCTGTTCCGAGTAATCGATAGGACTTTTGGCAACAACATGACAGATGTTTCCTTTTTCATCAAAAAGCTCATCTCCGATAGAGATTTCGCCCATAGTGGTAAAGCCTGTTGGTGTAGGAATAAGGGTATTTAAAGCAAGCTGTTTTCCATTTTTCTTCGGAATCTCAATGTAAGCCGTGTTAAACTGTCGATAGCCGTTCGGTTTCAAGATTCCGAACAAGTCACGGATAATTTGTTCCTGCCAGTCCAGAAGTTCAAATTTCTTTCCTGCCCATGTGCCTTTGGTGTGGCTGAGGCATTCAATAAAAGAGACGGCATAATCAGCCGCCTTTTTATTGTACTTGGAATCTTCCGCCATAAAGCGTGTCGGTTTGAATCGAGCCATTGTATTCACCTCCCAGGTAACAAAAAAGACCTGCCAAAAAGCAAGTCTGCATCATTTATTTTAATGCCCTCATGGGGCAGTTTTGTAATCGAGATTCTATTCCCATTGTAACCATATTACCATACAAATTCAAGGATAGCAAGCGGCTAAATAAACAGAAAAAACGCCGAAATTTCTACGGTTTCTTGTGTATCATACACGAACAAAACCCGGGTGTACGACCGCCAGAGCCTTTCGGCTCCGGCTTGTGGGATTCGGTTTTGGAAAAATCAGTTGTACTGTTTCAGCAGGATCGCCAGTGCAGTTTCGGTTTCTTCATCCTCCAGCGGAATATCCATGCCTCGGTCAAAATTGAACACCGTTTTGCCATTCCGCCGCAGGGAGATTTTCGAGGCTCTGCCTTCCTCATATCCAAAAGTGGAAGGCTCCTCGTAATGTTTCACCCAGTAGTGAAAAGTCCTCGTTCCTACCTGAATTGTTCCTTCTGTCCACATTGTCTTTTCCTCCGGTTTTCGTTGTTTTTGCCTTTCGGCATGATGTATATTACCATAAACCAAAGGAGAAGTCAACGAAATTTCCGGCATATTCTGCACAAAGATGAAAGCAGAAAATTGTGTATGATACCAACCAAAAAAGCAAGCCCCACGTTGCCCTGTGTGGGGCATTTGTGGGAAAGGGAAAACCACTCGGAGGAAACAAAACTACGCCGGACAGGGCAACACAGCAGCTGTACGAGCCGCAGCCCCCTTGATTCAGGGGCTGCTTGGAGCGTGCAGGAAAGCTTATCGTGTGATTTTGAAATCGCCGTAGTAGAAATGGTTTTTCCTGATGTAATCCGTCATCCAGTTTTCGGCTTTTTCAAAGTCGTCAAACTCTTTGATCACCAGCCATTCCTGCTTGCCGGGGGTGTAAATGTGAATCCCATTTTCCACCCTTTCGGTTGCTGTTCCTGTTACCGTCAACGCTTTTACTTTCCATGTTTTTGCCATTGTGTGTTCCTCCGTTTTTTTGTTTTTCCCTTGCGGTAACTGTATATTACCATACTTTCGGAGGGATTGCAAGCCGCTAAACATACAGAAAAAGCGATGGAATGTCGGCACTTTCTTGTGTATCATACACCAACGAAACAAGAGCCTTTGTGCCGCCCTGTGTGGGGCATTTGTGGGAAAGGGAAAACCACTCGGAGGAAACAAAACTACGTCGGACAGGGGCAACACAGCGGCTGTACGAGCCGCAGCCCCTTTCGGGGCTTTGGTCTTGGATTGTGGGTTTTGGGTTACCGTCCGGTCTGGCACACCTAACAGGTGCCCGTCCCCTCTGTCCCTTCGGGACATCTCCCCACTCCGTGGGGAGTCACCCATTCAAATTCGCAGGCTGCCTCGTACTCCTCATCGAAAAGGGCATCGTCATCGATTTCCTTTTCCGTAAAGTCGATGCTGTCGATTTCCTCAAAGGTCGTTCCGTTTTCCTCGGCATCTGCCTTTGCAAGGCTTTCTGCGTTTTCCTCAACCCATGCAGTGAACTCCTCGTTGTCCATCCTGTCCTCGTTTTCAATCTCCAGTTCGTATTCGTAG